AATTAATTGGGCATTAAAAACGCTGCCAATTTCTACTCTTTGAATGATTTGCAGCATTAGCAAAGGCATCTCCACTGGCTCGGTTTCATTTTCCCAATAAGAAAACAAGCAATCAATAGAACCACTTCCGCTCAGCAGGCCAGCAGAATAAAATTGCTTGAACTTATCGCTTAAAACAGTGGTGTCAATAGACTCTCTTTCTGTTTGAAGGGTGAAGCCAGTTACAGACGCCAATGTGTTGAAGTCGGAGTCCTCTACTCGCACACTAATGGGAATAGGGGCGCCACCATAAGCCACGAGTTGAATTTCATTTGCTCGCGTATTGTTAACAGCGTCCAAAAAACTCTTGAAAAACCTAACGCCACCGGCCAAGTTGACATTGACATATAAAGCCAAGCCAGATTGAACGCTGTTAACGTCCCATGCAGACGATGGGAGAAAGTCCAAGGTGGCACCATCAAGCGCTTCAATCACCACTCGATCGCCAGTCAGCAGGTTCTCCATGGAACCGTTGAAGCCAACGCGATTTAAGCCGGTATTAACGTCGTCTGCAATGATTGTGCTTGTAAAACTGGACGCCGTGGTGTTGCGGCGTAGGCGCACAGCACCATGATGACCAGCGAAAAACGTCATATCACATTAAACAATGGTTTCAACAAAATCCCCATCCATCGTAAATTGGATGGGAACCGTGGACAGCTCTCCAGTAGAAACACTAATTCCCACTGAAGTGATATATGCCCAGAATCGAATGTCGTCGCTGTCATCGTCGCCCACATTCAGCTCAAGAAACACGCGATCAGAAGCAGTAATGATGCCAGTTTTATGAAGCGAATCTTTAATCAAATCATTAAAGCCATATAGAGTGTCACTTTCGCTGCCTTCCAAACGATAGTAAATCAACGTGGCGCTGCCAGTGGCGCCTTTCACGCCGGGAGTGAACGTATTAACACTGCTATCAATGGAATTTGTGGAGATCAGCTCGACCGTCGTGTCCAAGCTCCAATCACGAATTTTGGCGACCTTGCGGATGGTCGCTGGCGTAGCAGGGACAGCGGCAGTGGAGGCGGTTGTCCCAAAAGACAAGCTACCAGTGCGTCCAGCGTAAAATGCCATGGGAAAAGGATTTTAACTTTATTCTAGGATTATTTTAAGTGTTCTTACCATCAATAGTAAAATCACCTTCAAGCAGGCCAAGTGCGATCAAGGATTCGCCCAGAGTATTGGTCCTGTGCTCCACTGCCTTAACAGTAACCTCCCCTTCTTCATCCATTGCCACTTCTACCACCCTAAAAGTACGTTTGTTGCGAATTGCAGTGCCAAGCACGAAAACATAGTCTTTATAGCTTGCGAGTTCTTCTGCGATGCCACCTGTCACGGCTATGTCGCTTAGGTAAACAGTGCCCGAAGTTACGGCATTGGGGTCGTAAAGCAACACTTGATATTGGCCATTGCTTGCATTACTGTTCAATGGGAAATCTAATTTGCCGTTTTCGCCAATCGTCCCAGTTCTAATGTTGTCCCAAGAGTTTTGGGCAAGTTCAACATAAATATAGCCACCCGGTTCGACAAAACTATCATTAGGGAAAGTCTTAAATTCAATACCGCGCCTTGAATGTCTCTTGATTAAGCATAAATATTTTGCAACCAGCAAAGCCTGATCTTTGTTGGTCACAAAAGAAGACATATCAATGGTCTGGCGAAGAGCCGTGCTTTCATCAGTATCTTTCAGCTTCACTTCAACACTATCGTTGCGAGCAAATACGCCATCTCTTTCAATTTTGCGAAAAATGATAGTAATAATTACATCTTGAACATTGGCCCCATAGTCCAAAAACTCCTCTTTGTAGGAATCTTCCAGAATGTTTCCCGGATTAAATAGAGCGCTAATTGTTAATTTTTTCTCAATTTTTCCCGTGGTTGGATTGTAAGGAACTGCAGGAACCAAGGCCTCTTTGCCGTCCTTTTTCGCGAGTTCGAGAAGGCTGAAGCCTGCCACTGACGACCAAAACTCTCTCCAAGATGTTGGCTCGGCAATGACTCCATCCATGAACAGTTTGTTCACTTCACAGAATTTTTTGCTCCTAGCCAATTGCTCTATGTCAATGGAAAACAAATCACCAGTATATTCGCCAATCCCATCGTTTGAATCAAGCACAGTGTCAACAAAAATGTCTGGAGCCGTGTTCGCATAGCCATTCGCAGATGCGGGAAGATAGCTATACCCTGGTTGCCCCCATGCAATGTTATTGACCTCTCCAGAGGTGCGTAGTAGTCGTGATTTGCGGCCTTTTGTGACAAACAAAGAAAGGGAGCGCAAGTCCTGCACGCTGCGTCCAGAGTACAAATTTAAGCCCACAAGAGACAGGTCTTTATACAGGCCTGGAAAATTGCTAAATGAAGTGCGAATTTGCTCGCTAACAGCCGTCAGGGTAAGCTCAGGTCCGTTATCAATGGAAAGTTGAAGTTGGGTGTCTGCTGTGTTACTAAACAAATCCCATTCGTTGGTCAGCTCCGGCGCCTTGTTGCGAGGAGGGAATTGATTGGGGCTTGAAAATGCCGTGCCGGTAAACTGAATGGAAGCTGAACCGGGAAGGTTAATTGAAGAAGATTTTCCAGAATTTTCCAAGTAAAAATAACGAAGTTTACCATTAACCGTCAAGCTTGTATTAGCTTTTGCTTCTGCAATGGGATCGTGAATGGGTTCAAGTTCAAACTGCCAATGTTCATCATTGCCGAGACCTGTCAGGCCTGAATTAAAACGAATGTAAATAAAATTATCATTATCTGCTGCCCGTCTAACTGCAAAGATTCCGGGAACCGTAACAAAACCACCCTTGGAAGATGCTTTTTTATAGCGCATGATAAACATGCTCACCCGCATTTTTATGCCATTGTCGCTAATGTCGTAACCGGCATAATTCTTGCTGCCATATTTTTCTTGTCTGCCAGATATGCGCTTAAAAACTCTTGCTTTTAGGGCAAGATCTACAATGTGACAAGGAGAAACGGTTTCGTAGGAAGCCTTTTCCATTCGCGCAAGAGCTTTAATGAAAAAATAATCATCAGCCTTGCCACCTGCCTTGACTTCCTCATTCAAGTCGATAAACTTTTTCAAGTCTTGTTTTTCCTGTTTCGTTAAATTTCTTGAGAATGCCAAATAATTTTTTTTGTAGTAAGAGCCTTTCCCGTAATATGTTACTCCTCCTTTTTTGTATTTTTGAATGTAACCCTTTTTCAGCAAATCTTGGGCTGTTTTAGTATTTGGATTTTGATCTTCTGATAACAAATTATCAACAATTTTCTTCAAAGCGTTATATGTGGGGTCGTTATTCGCAACGACTTTTGCGGTTTCGGCTGGAGTGCCAACAGAGTAGGGCACAGAGGGGGCTCGTCCAGCTTTGATGCAGGTTAAGCTCACCACAATATCCCCATCGTCCGTTGATCCATTGCTGACGGAGATAACGCTAAAGTGTGCCGAACCCAGCTTGAAAATGCCAGCATTATCAAAAGCAGAAGATAAAGCTCGACGCTGCTCTGCGGCCTCTTCGTCTATTTGTTTTTTGTAGGTTTCTTTGGTGTTTTTAATTCTAATTGTTAATTTTTCGCCCACCGCTATTTTTCCATTGACGGCCTTTGGCTTGCCCGACCCCCAAGCTGCTGTGTTTGCAGTGATTAAATTTGCAGTGGACTCCTGGGCTCCTGCTTGATTACGAATGACAATATCAATATTGATTGGCACTGGACTGTAAACGCCAAAACGATTGGAGATTGTCGGAGACAAGGCATGACTAAAGCCATCACCAGAAGATCCAGACGACGATGGGACAATGCGGTAGAGATTTTTGGTGCCTACTTTTGACGCCGCAGGATCAGCCTCTCCATTGCCGCCTGCAACTTTGTCGGTGCCGCGAATTACGCCGGTCTTGTCAGGCCTGAAATAAAGCCAATAATTTTGAGCAATGAGATCGCGCAAAGGCGTCTGGCCAAAAGCCGTCCTTGCCTCATCAATGTCGCCAATGCCACCGGCGCCAAGCACCATTAGCATTTGCACATACTGACTGCTCCCAAAACTCTTAACAGCCGACCAGATCAAAGCAGTGGCAACTCTTACGCCGCCATTTTTATTCACGTCTTTGTTGGTATAAATTAAATTTACCGGATCTCCATACCTCGCCAATTCTTGGGCGCTGTTAAAACCAAATCTTGGGGCAAAAACATCATCCCGTGTTTGCTGGCGTTGTCCACTGGCTGATTGTTGGGCGGGCTTTGGAATTAAAGCCGCAACCACTTGAAGAATCACTCCAATGGCAGTAAGAATAATGGGAATAATTGGCGGTAAGTTTCTTACGTCAAAAATAGTGCCCTGCTTCGGGTCGGTGTATTCCTGTTGAATGGCAACAAATTCTAAGTATTCTTCTTTGCTGATGCCTAACGCTTCAATTAATTGATGTTCATACGGCAGAAGCTTTCTGGAGTTGTCGCTCATCAATCTGCCCAGTAATAATAGCCTTTTGCTACTTTAGCGAAAGGCAGGCAAATGACACGCCCACCAGGCGCAAGCATTAAGGCATTCGTTTCGTCCACTACTACTGCCATGGCAATTTGGCCATTGACTGATTGGCTGTAAAAAACAGCTCCCGGCCTTGCCTCGAATATTCGTTTTCCATGGAGGCGAATGAGGCGTAAAATTTGCCGGAGTCCAATTTCATTTTCTTCTGTGTCTTTATATAGATGGCGGTACTGATTGATGAAGTCATTAAGGCCAAGCCTTTTTCGGACTTCCATGCACAGGGCGAAGCAATTGGTATGGCCATTGGCATCTGCTGGCTCCGAGTGCCAGTCGTATTGCAGGCCAATCAAATCGTTAAATGAAGGCGTCAATGAAGAGTTCATTGCAGAAATAGTTCAGCATTCAATGGCAAAATGCCAACAAGATTGCGAGACAAAGAACGCGCAGGAAAAGTAGCGGCCACGCTATCCATTGCACTCCTAAATCTCAGTTCAATTGTGGTTTCCGAAAAAGACGCTCCAATGCCCACATAAAACTCTTGGTAGGTTTTAAGGGCGGCATTCTCAGAATTAAGCCAAACCGTAGAAAGAGTGAGACGACTTAAACGATTTCCATTGCCCTGCTCCACGAGTCTGATTGCCACAGGAACGTTAGGAAACAACACTTGAACGATGCTATTTTCTCCCGTGACATTAGAGACCGTCCCCTCGGGGCGAAACGGTGCAAACGCATAGTCCTGCCCATTGAATTTCCTTGTCTCATTGACAAAATAATTTTGATAGCGATGGATAACGGTGCCAGCTTCTTTTCCCTGCGTGATCGTGTCGTCTTCGTCGATGTTGGCCAAAGCCTTAGCGCTGGCCTCACTAGTAAAAGCCAAAAGCTGAAAATACTGGACAATGCGAACAGTGCTCACGTTAACTCCCCTGCCAGCTTGACTGACACAGTACTAAGGTTGCGATATACCGACTCAATTGAAGGGCTTTCACTATAAAACCATTCAATATTTGATGGGGCTTGAATTAAATTAGTGACCGTTGAACTAAGGCCTGCAAACACTTCATTTGGCAGCGCAAAGCCTTCGGACTGTCCGAACTGCGTGTTGTAATGGTCCATTATGCTTTTAACTGTGGTTTCATTCACATTGTCAAACTGCAGTTCGAGCACATATCCAAATGGACGGGTGCCAAAATTACGGCGAATTGTTTTGCCGGAGAGAGCGCGATAAATTTTTGTTGGATACTCGCCAGCAGTAAAACGCCTAGCGCTTGGTTTAATGCTTGGAAAAATTGCCATGGTTAACGAAGGCCAATACGGCGGCGAGAAGAGGGAGAATTGCTTAGCTTGTCCAGGGCAAGTGAAGCTCCGCGAGCAGCCCCTTCACGAGCTGCAAGCTTGCGAGTTTCTGCCATGGCAAGCTCTAATTGGGCGCGATCAACATATTCCACGCCATTGATCGTAGTGCTTTGGAAGCTCATGGAAATAGGCGACACGCCAGCCATCATGGCTCCACCGCCCTTCATTTTGTCGCGCACGTCATCTCCTTGGAGCTGCACGGGGATTGATTTTCCATTGGGCAATGGAACAATGGCTTCATTGTATTTACCCTCGCCCACAAGGCCAAGCGTCGGACCGTTGACCATGCCTCCATTGGCAAATGGCGTGACGGGGAAAGGCTTCCATCCTCCAGCAGCAATTCCTCCATTCGCCCCAAACAGTTTATTGAAGCCACCAATGGCGCCGCCAAGGCTCAGGAAGATCGATCCAATGCCGCCAATGACGCTGGCAGTGTCGCCTTTTTGAATTTGCTGAATGCCAGCAGCAATGCCCATGATTGCTCCTGCTGCGATGCCAATGCCTTGAACAGTTTTGCCAAGGCTTTCTTGAAATTTATTCCCTGCCTCGTTAACGTTTTCCGTGGTTTTACCAGTGCTGACGGCCACGTCTTTCAGGCTTGTCGTGAGCCCCGAAAGTTCTGGGCCAACGGCTCCTGCGCTGTAGGAAATATCCTGCAGCCCCAGAGAGACATCAGACAACGCAAAAGTGGCTTCGTCTGCGGAAGTGACCATGGAACCAAAATTCCCACCCATGCCACTTTGGTCTACGCCAAAAGACTGCTGTCCAACAGGCAGCCCTGCGAAAGCTCCGAAGGCTCCGCCGGGAGAAGTTGTTTGCGCCGTTTGACCAGAAGGTAGTGGCGGGGCATTTGCGATTTTTGCAACATTTTGGTCAATGTTTGCTTGCAGTTTTCTTTGTTCTTCCAGCTTGGCTTCAACTGCTTTTGCAGCCTCTTGACGCTGTTGTTCTTCCGTTTTAATGCCAAACATGTTGGCAATAGTTTCTTTTAG